CTATGGTTCCGTTCCTCGATGGTGACTTCGGCGTGTTGGCGTATCGTTTCTTGGAAGCAAAGCGCAAAGGGGGCAAGGCGTTGCGGTCATACTTCTATGAGAACTGGGCAGACGTTGGCGACATGCCGAACAGCGACACAATAGCACACACCAACCTGCGTGGCCGTGAGCTAGAGTACGTCAAGGGTTCACCGTTCTTTGATTGTCCTGGCATTGTGGTGCCTGATAACGCGGTGAAGGGGTTGTTTTTAACCGCCGACGTGCAGAAATACCACATCTGGTGGATCACTCGCTGGTGGATGTATAGCGGGGAACGCTGCGAAACGGGGCTTGAGTCGTGGGGAAACGCTGCAAACTTCACAGATTTGAACAGCATCATAGACGCAGCGAAGCCAAACGGCATCGGCATCGATATAGGTGGCTGGGGTAAGTCGAGGACAACAGGGGAGATCCACCCACGGTTCGGCGAAGTCGTGGACTTCTGTGCTGACACGGGGGCGATTGCGCTCAAGGGTTCCGACTCGATGAAGGGCGACCTGCACTTCTATGACAACATGGACCCGACCGAGGGGCGCAAGTCGAACTCGCGGCACGGCTCAAAGTATAGCCGGCTTGAATGGAACACGGACATCATGCGGGGCAAGCTGCTGTCTGCGATGCGTGGTGAGACACCGTTTGCGTGGCACGTCTACCGTATGCCAGAGCGTGACTACGTTCGGCAGGTGATGAGCACCGAGAAGGTTGACGGGGAATGGCGCACCCGCAAGGGATTCACCGACGACCATCTGTTCGATTGCGAGGCGATGCAGTTTGCCTTGGCGCGGTTCGACAACTTCATTGTGTAACACAATAACACGTTGCATTTATGCACATCTGAGATTTATTTCTAAAAAGTGCAAAAAAGATTTGCATTGGCTGTACCTTTTTGTTACGTTTCAACAAATGGGAGCACCAAAGGTATGACAGTTGCAGCCACGCAAGCCAACATCGCGTTACTAAAAGCGACACTTTCGGCCTATATCACCACAATCACAGACACCGTCGCCGCCACCGAAACGCTTCTGGAACAATCTGCGACAGTTGCGCTTGACAACTGGGCGAACGCCAAGAACGCAGCGGCCAACCTTGCAGCGTCAGCCGCCGATTCATACTCCAACGGCGTCGGGGTGAGCGTTTCCAAGCGCAAAGCCGACGACATGGAAGCTATAGCCGACGGCTACATGGATGACTTTATCAGAATTTGCAAACTTGGTGGCGTCACGGTTCCCTCATTTGATTCGGTTGGCGCGTTTTGGGATCTTAGCGGAGTAACACAATAATGGCGCTAAACTGGATAGATAAGGCAATCGAGGCCGTTGCGCCAACACTGGCAGAGGAACGTGCCATCGCCCGCCACAACATAGGCGTGTACAACTACTGGAAGCAGCAAGGGTACGACGCAGGGCAGGAATCCCGACGCCGAGCCAACGCCAACATCGAGCGCCGTCCAGAGGATTATATTACCGCTGGCACCTACGACCAGATCATTGCAAATCTATTCAACCTTTATCGCAACGACCCAATGACCAAATCCATCGTTGATGTGATCCCCACATACATGGGTGAGTCGCGTCCATTGGCGTCAACGAACGATCCCGACTTCAATGAAGAAGCAACATCATATTTCAATGATGTATTCTGGAACATGGCAGATGCGCGTAGACGACCAGGCGTCGATTACGGAACTCTGCAAACCCTTTGGACAAAGTACAGTTATTTAGGCGGCGACATGCTGTTTGCAATCATGGGCGAATCGTTATTCCCCTACGAAGGCTTGCAGATACAGACACCCGCAAAGCTACGAGCAGACAAGCAGATCACGAACGGCATACGGGTGGACGGAAAGGCCACCAATCGCATAACGCATTACTACATCACCGACGGAGAGGCGCACGGCAACTATTCAAGATTGCCGGAAAACGCAGGTTTCTTTGCTCCGTCAAAATACTGGCGACCATGCATGTTACGAGCTGCGCCAGAGCTGCACTCGGTAGTTGGTGCATTGCAGGACTATGGCGAGACTGGTGCGAACGTGCAAAGCAAGATCAAGTTTGAATCCATGCTTTTCACGATTGAGCGCAAAGGCGCCGTTTCGTCTGGTGCTGGATCTCGCCTTGTGTCGCGTGGCGGCACGGGTGAACAGGTGGAGCACTCCGACACGGACTACGGTTTGCGCTTCCAGACATCGGGCAACCCCGATCAAGATTTCAAGCTATCGAACATGAACAATCCCGGATCACAGCACGTTCCCTACATGGAGCACGCTGGGCGCGTCATAGGTGCGGGTGTTGGCTTGCCTTATGAAGCCATCATGCATCTTTACACGAACGGATCATATACGGCGAACAGGGCCGCACGCGCTGATTTGATGCAATACCTTGTGGACCGCTGGCAGTGGCGCAACAAGGTGCTGAATCAGCGAGTATATAATTGGGTGACGGCACGCGCAATCAATCGTGGCGACATCCGACCCGCACCAGTTGTCAATGGTCGCAGCACTTGGAACAAGGCGACATGGAGCTTGCCGCATTTGCGTCAGATTGATGAGGGTAAAGAAATCATTGCAGACGTGAAAAAGTGGGGCGCGTGTCAGGATTCGCTAGGCGATTGGGGCAGGGAAAGCGGGCGTACACGCGATCAACTATTGGACGCACACGATGGCGACATTGCCGAAATGAAACGGCGTGCCGACGGGCTAGGCGTAACACTTTCAGAGTATGCGGGGCAGCTATTCAAGGCGAGTGCCGCACCAGATCAGAAAAACGGAGACGACAATGCATGAAATCAAACTATATGGACCAATCGGCGGGATGTTCGGAATCAGCGCAGAAGAGTTCCTTGACCAAATCCCAGAAGGCGGCGGCGACATCACTGTTAGAATCCATTCGCCAGGTGGAAGTGTCGGCGACGGACTTGCCATGCACAATGCACTCCGCGACTATTCGGCGGGTAAAGTCACTGCTGTTATCGATGGGTACGCTGCAAGTTCCGCATCATTTGTGATGCTTGCCGCCGATGAGGTGCGCGTGCATGAGTCGTCTTTGGTGTTCTTGCACAAGCCGTGGAGCACGGCGCAGGGCAACGCAGACGAGATGCGAAAGCAGGCAGAAGATTTAGACAAGCATGAAGAGGCGATATCGTCTATCTACATGCGCAAAACGGGACGCAGCGCAGAAGATATTGCGCAAATCCTGAAAGACGAAACCTTTTTGACAGGCAAAGAGGCCGTAGAAATGGGCTTTGCGGATGTCTTAATTGACGATCCGGAAGCGGAATTAGAAGTCGCTGCTCTTTTGGAGTTCAGCACAAAGTTACAAGGAGCCATAATGAGCACGCAAAAGACACGCAAAGAGATCCAGTCAGAACTGGACGAGGCACGCGCCGAGGTTGAGGCCGTGAAGGTTAGCGCCGCCACGGACATTGACGCCGTGAAAGCATCGTTTGAAGCGGTGGAAGCCAATCTTGCCGAACGTGATGCCGAGGTTGAGGCGTTGAACGAAAAGCACAGCGCAACGGTATGCGAACTGGAAGTTGCAAACGGGCAAATCGAAGCACACGCCAAGCAGGTTGAAGATTTGACCGCATCGGTTGAATCAGGTGCCGAAAAGATTGCCGCACTTGAGTTGAAGGTTGCCGACCCCGCCTATGTGGATGCCGCCAAGGTTGACGCTGGGGTTGACGTTCAGGCCATTGCCGACGCCGAAGCAGATGCCGCAGAAAAGGCGTTGCTCGAAGAAAGCAAAATTGACGAGCCGAAGAACGCCAAAGAGGTGTACGACAGCATGGAGCACGGCGAAGATCGTCGCGCATTCTGGAACAAGAACAAACGCGCAATTTTGAGCGCCGTGGAAAAGGAAAACGACAATGCGTAACATCGTTGTAACATTACTGTTTGCGGGTTTTTCAACCGTCGTGTTGGCAGACTTCACCGATCTTGATAGTGCCGCATATAACGGCAAGACCAAAATCAAACAGGCTCACGCCGCGATTGACGCTAACTTTGAGTTGGTCAAGGCGCAAGCCGACACAAACACAACCACGACGGTTACTTCATACACACCAGACTTCGTCGGGCAAACGCTTGTCGGTGGTTCTGGTGTAGGAACTAACGCTGCTTGGATTTCCAAGGGCGTAACTACGAATGATTGGGTGCAAATCGCACCGTAATACACACACAAAAGGAACAAGACAATGGCTAATACACTCACCACAATCAGCCAGAGCATGTTGCAGGACGAAGTTCTGCCCGCTCTGAAACTCGGACTTTCGCCTTTGAGCGCAATGTCCTTCGCAACCAACGACAAACCACTCTCAAAGGGCGATTCTGTTATCGTTCCCGTTGTGAGTGCCAAGTCTGCTGGTACTTACTCATCCACCTTTGAAAGCGGCGACTCTACCGTTACGGGCACATCCGTGACGATTGGTGCGCCAACCTTTTCGAGTTGGTATGTCAACCCGCACACCGAGGGTATTCCCACGGCAGAGCGTTTTCTTGCACAGGGCCGTGAGGCTGCCTATGCCGTCGCCAAGAGCGTCGTCCAGGGTGTTCTCTCGAACTTCGTGGAAGCGAACATTGGCACGGGTTCGGGTGACGAGTCTGTGATTGCTGCTGCAAACTATGACGTTGACGATCAGGCCGACATGCTCGAAAAGCTGCAAGGCAAGGGTGTCAACAGTGGTATCAGCGCGATTCACAACCTTGCATTTGCTGCTGCACTCCGCAAGGATGCCGCATTGCAGGACGCCAGCGCATACGGAAACAACGGATTGATTTCGACGGGCGAGTTGCCGCCGATCTTCGGTATCCGTCAGTTCTACACTGATGCGTTCCCGTCTGCCGTTACCAGCGAAAACACGGGCGTTATCTTCACGGGTAAATCGACCGCTGCAATCGCCGTTGGTGCTTACAACAACCTTGATCAAGGTTTGGAAGCATCTGCTGGAGTTCGTAACATGGTTGTTACTGATCCCGACACCGGACTGAGCATGACTTGGCGCACTTGGGTCAACTCTGGTACGGGCGTGTATTGGGGCAGCGTTTACGTCGCCTACGGTACATCGTTCATTCAGGACGCCGCCGTTCGCGTCGTTACTGCCT